GTAGCCCTCTTCAAACGATCTACCTTGCGGGGCTTTCTTAAGGTGGCTTATCAAGCCTATATAAATCCCTAGCTCCTGCGTGAGCATCTTAAGGTTGTGCATTATTGAATCAATGGCTCTACGTTCATCTTGGCTGTCTTGTCCTAAGTCAGACACAAGTATAGATAGGTGGTCAATCCAAATAACCTTACAGTCTAAGCCTGTAGCAAAGTAACGAACCTTGTTATACAAGTCAGTCTCATCAAGAGAACCAAAGGCATCGTAGACGTTCAGGCGTGAGTTACCATTAGTATCTACAGCACCGAAGGTTTCATCGAAGCCTTTCCAGTAGTCCCCATCAGGTACAAACTCACGCACATCAGGGAGGTTTAGGCGTTTGCCTATATGTATTCCTATGATGCCCTCTGCTGTATCTTCTAGGGGTTCTTCCAAGTGTATGAGTGCTTGGTTTAAGTCTGTGGTCTGCATGAAGTGGTGTTGGAATTGTTTGATAAGAGTGGTCTTTCCCATACCTGAGCCTGACGTAAATACATCAAGTTCACCTAAGCGTATGCCATAAGATTTCTGGTTCATTCCTTCCATGAAGTCAGGCCAAGCATAGCTTTGAACTTCGGGACGATCTTCTAATCTTTTGCGTAACTGTGAGCCACTAACAATACCTGCTGGTGAGTAAGGTTCTGCACCCCACATTGCCGTGACAACCTCCGCACCTAAGCCACGCTGTAGCATGTCTGAAGCATCTTTGTGAGGTAGCCTAGCAATGTGAGCCTTACGTGGAGGAAACAGTTCAGCAACCTTACGTGCAGCTTCTTGGCCTACATCGTCCATATCAAACATGATGTTCACACGGTCAAACGTAAGCAGCCATTCAATATTATGTTTAACTGCTTTAACACTACCTGCTGCACCTGTAGGTACAGACACCGTAGGCCATTTATTCCCTTGTACTTGAGATATGGTTAATGCGTCTAATTCTCCTTCACAAATTGTGACCATCTTACCGCCACTAGGCCACAGCCATTGACCATATAAAGGTATGTTCTTAGTGTCCCCAAGAAACTTAAAAGACTTGTCAGGAAAGCGTATCTTCTGCGCTATCGTCTGACCCTTCTTATCCTTGTAATTAGCCACTTGGACTGTCGTACCTTTATAGTCGGACTTAGTGTAATCCCACAATACACATGTACTGGCATCAAGCTTTCGCTTGTTCATATACACATGCTCACCTTTGGGGATTAGACCTTGCTGCATTGGTGCTACCTCTCTGTTTGTCTGTTCGACATCTTCTGGAATATTTGAGTCACATGCAAAGCAATGACCCCACCCGTTACTATAGACGTGATAAGCGTCTGAACTTGTACACTTAGGGCAGGGTAACTTCCCTGCTAGGAGGTACGAATCTCCCTGATCTGACTCATCCATTCGCTCACCTCAAATACTGGACATGGTTTATTCTTATCTAGGTCGTTATGACCTACTACTGCTGCATTGGGATAGATTTTAGTCATCACATCTACGAGTGAGTCTAAAGTGTCCCATTGCTTCTGAGTAAAGTTAGCTTCTGCGTCCCCATCCTCATCCATGCCACCGACTAGGCAAATCCCAAAACTATTGTGATTAAACGCTTTAACATGCGCCCCACATTCATTCATTGCACGACCATTTTCGATGGTTCCGTCACGCCTTATAATCATGTGATAACCACAGCCAAGCCACCCACGCCTCTTATGCCACTGGTCAATCTCAGTGAAGCCAATGTCCATACTAGGTTTAGTGGCAGCGCAGTGGATGACAATATAGTCAGTCCTCTTTCTCTCTTTCATCTAATGTTTCCTTAAGCCAAGCATCAGGCACACGCCCCTCGCAGTAAGCAAAGTTATACTTCTCTGCCCACTGCTGGTTCGTGAACCTTTTGGATTGAACTTTAGTGTTTAAGTTTTGAAATAAGAATCGAAATTCTTTCTCAGGGTACTGGGCTTTCAACAGCCTCATTTTGCGGCAGTCCTCATCCCTGAACCACCCCTTAGCTTCTATGTAAATGCCATTAGGTAGCTGGAAATCAGGGAGGTATTTACGCTCGACAACATAAGGGATACGTTCATGCTCATACTGAAAGTCGATACCCCTCTTGTTCAGGTCAAGCGCAACATTCTTCTCAAGACCACTCCTGTACTTAGAAGTCTTCGTCTTCTTCTTCGCTGAAGCCACTGTCACTTTCACTGGTGTCTTCTTTTTCTGCGAATGGGCTGCTGTCTTCTTCAAAGGTATATCCTTCTTCCGTGTCAAACGGATTCTGTTCGGAGTTGTATTCACGAAGTTCAATTAACTGAACAGATTTAAGTCGTAGGGATACGCTGGCTTCTTTAGTGGAAGCAAGCATATAAGGGACTGTATCAAAAGCGACTTTACATATAGAGCCGTTGCCGATTGATAGTTCTTTAGTGATAGGTTGGCCCTTAGCATCGTAGACCACTGGCTTCTGTGTGAAGCTGTCCCCATTCTTCATTTCGACACGTGCTTTCATCTTTATTTTAAACTCAACAAAGCCTGTCTCTTCACCGTCATCGTCTAAGCACACTTCGTAAGGCACGCGCTTAGTCATCTTAGTTTTCAGCTTCGGATTCTTCTTTAACTCTGAGTTATAGCAAGCGTCTACCTGACGGTTTAACTCAGTAGTTAAAGCCTCGGCTTCGTCTTCTGCTACTTTAAGATTGATTGAATACTGCCCCAAAGGTGTGAACTTTGTATCCGCAGTCCATAGCTTAGGCCACTCCGCAGAGCCTTTAGGGGTCACTAACATTTTCTGTGCTGCCATAATCTGATACTCTCTATTGTTGGTATTTAGCTTCTAAGGTAGACACGTCAATGCCCTCCGCGAGAAGGGCTATTGTCATATCTAGGGGTACTGGTTGCCCATTGATGATGTAAAAAATCATAAGGGCTATCTGGTTTTCCATCCGCTACTCCGTCATTTCGGTACTGTAGTGTGTAACGGCACGTTAATGTTCTTTCAGCATTAGTGTGACAAGTCAAGCCCTAGTTAAAGAAATACTTAGAGTTTAGAACTTCATTAATGTCGAGGTTGCCACGCTTAGGTGGTTGGTCTACTTCAGGCACAGACTTAAGCATCTGGTCTCGGAAGTCATTAATCACATCATACTCGGTAAACATACGCACGTATTCCTCCCTCAAACATTTAGAGAGGGTCGCTGCCCCCTTAACTGTGGTTCCGAAAGAGTCGTGAATCATCCAGAAATTACTAAGTCCCTCTTTTTTGCATTTCAGCACTGTCAGTATCAAATAAGAACTGTCCAATGAGTGAATGAAATTAGGGCAGAGTCCACTCGCTGCTTTCTTCTTATCTACCTTTTGGTAGTCAGGGTTAGACAACCTCGGACGCATCAAGTGACCATCAATGTGAGTTTGTATTCTCAGGCTCTTATACTCAGGATATTGCTGAATAACTTTAAAGCCACTAGGAGTCTGCCAGATAATCGGTATCTGTAACTTCGACACATCCCTAGCAATCTTTGTCATCCAATCCATACACTCTTGTGCGGAAACAACACATTCGCTAATAGATGACCAGATCACTTTTGCTAGGTAAAAAGTACCTCGAATAAAGGCATCCTCATCTTTACCGAAAGGGTTAATAGCCTTACCAGTGTCGAACCGTTCATTCAGCTTGTCACGCACTGAGTCTCTGCAAGAGAACAATGTCGCTGAGTAAACTTTGGTCATCGTTGGGGTCTTCGTTAAAGTCCTGTCCACAAGTCCTGACTCAAGCCAAGCCTTAGCCCATACAGACTCATCAGTGGACAGTAAAGCCTCTTCCATTAGCTTACGCTCGGTGATTTCTGCCACGTCCCTATAGACGTCTGCGGGAGTCTCAGAGGCAGTCACATTAGTAGCCCTTGCGCCCGACTCATCCCTCAGCATAGAGGAATATATCTGTAAGCCAGAGTTGGTGGCATCCAGTGCAATTCCTATGTGTGATACGAACCCGTAACCCTCACGTTGAAACGCTGCGATTTCAAAGCAAGCCGCTAGGAAATTCCAAGGGTCTTCACAATCTTTCCAGCTTGTGTTGTTCAATGGGTCGTCATCAATCGCTATGATTTCAGGCATCATTTCCTCAATCAAACGTATACGTTCTGCAATAGGCTTCTTGTCATATCCGAACACATTGGCTGCATGATGGTACAACCACGTTAACTCTTCATAAGTGTCAATCGGTGCGCCATTAGCCAGCGTTAGTTGAGCCTTGATAATTGAGTTAGCTTGAGGGCTAAGGTACTGAGCAATCGGGTAGACACGCCCACGATAATCACACTGATAAATAA